TTGCTCTAACTTAAAGCAGTTGATTGAAGCAGACAAACTGCTTGTCAATGATTATGATATTATTTCAGAATTGACTACCTTCATTCAAAAGAAACAATCTTTTGAGGCAGAAGAAGGATGTAATGATGACCTTGCAATGTGTCTGGTTATCTTTGCATGGTTAGTTGCTCAGGACTATTTCAAAGAGATGACGGACAATGATGTTCGTAAGAGATTATATGAAGAGCAAAAGAACCAGATTGATCAAGACATGGCACCCTTCGGTTTTATTGACGATGGTCTAACTGATTATGAATCAATTGATACTGAAGGTAATGTGTGGTACATTGCTGAAAATGGAAGTGGATCTTATATGGGAGAGACCAGTGAGTATGGAGATTTGAATTATATGTGGGAGTACAGATGATGGACTTTGATGAAGAGTTTGAATTGACTCATTTACTCTTCAATGAAAGGATGTGTCGCACATGCCATATTAAAAAAGATCTGCTTACTGACTTCTACTTAATACGTAAAAATAAAAAAGGATTTCCTTCTGCGTATTCCTATGAGTGTAAGCAATGCACAAAAAAACGAGTTATTGATGCAAGAAAAAAGGTCGTAGATAAAATGACTACCAATATTTTTGGTAGATGGGAATATCCTGACTGGTAGAGTGTTCATGCATTGTTTCCCCCCTGGAAGGAGTCAAAATAATAAATAGATTTAGAAAATATGATATATTTCTAGGAGATACAGATGGCAACTTTACGCTCCCCTGGCGTTATTGTTAGGGAGAAGGATCTAACAAATGGTAGAGCGAGTATTGCGAATGCAAATATTGCGGCATATGTCGCACCATTCCCCAAGGGTGAACTTGGAGCACCAGTAACAATCAGTTCTGAGGCAGAACTTATTTCTACTTTTGGTGAACCATCAGAAGCAAACGCCGAATACTGGCTTTCTGCAGTTAACTACCTCAACTATGGTGGAACTCTTTCCGTAGTTAGAGTAGATGACACCCTGCTTAAGAACTCAGTAGCAAGAGTTGGTAATAGCGTAGATGCTGTTTCCATTACCAACTCAACGACAAATGGTAAGTACACCTCTGCTCCTAGCGTAACATTCTCTGCACCTCCTGCTGGTGGAACCACCGCAACAGGTACTGCAAGTTTGGATTCAAACGGAAGAGTAGTTGCAGTCACTCTTACCAATACTGGTAGTGGGTATCAGTCAGCACCAACAGTAACTCTTGGTCCTGTCGGTCTTACTGCAATCGCAACCGCTGCTCAAGGAAGCACCGCAACTGCAGAAGCAGACGGAACCAACCTCAATGCTGGAGCACTGACTGGAACTCTGACTGTTACTGACGGTGGTACTGGTTATTCTTCAGCACCAACAATCACTGTAAGTGGTGGTGGTGGAGATCCTACTGGAGTAGTTACTACCCCAACAATCGTTAATGGTGTAATTACAGCAATCACCATCACTGGTGGTACTGGATACACCTCAGCACCAACAATCACAATTGATGATCCAACAGGTCTGGAAGTTACCCTGACTTCAGGTGGTACAAACTACGATCCTGCTGCAACCTACAATGTTAACGTTTCTGGTGGTGTTGCATCTCCAACATTCTCAGGAACTCTGACCATCAACGGTTCAGGAGTTGCTACTGGAATCTCAGTAACCAACTTCGGTAACTACTCAGATTTCACTGGACTCACTGTTGTAATCGGTGCTCCTGGTGTAACTGCAACTGCTACTGCAACCATTGCTGCAGATCCAATCAAGATCGCAAACAATGAAGTATATGAAGCATCCTACTCTGGTAATACCAATGGTTGGATCTATGCTGCAAGAACTGCTGGAACTTGGGGTAACGGAATTAGAATTTGCACAATCGATGCTGGTCCTCAGCAGTCACTCGAACTGACCCCTCTCACTGGTCAAAATGCATTTACCGAAGCTGATTTTGCAGTTGGTGATACCGTAGCAATCGGTTCTAAAAAAGGTGAGATTTTAGATGTAACCACAAATGCAAATGGCAATGTCCTGTTGCACGTAGTTCTTCTTGATACTGCAAACAGCGATGCATATCTTCCTTCTCCAAGTGCTGCACAAGAATTTGCAGCAGGTGATAGTGTTACTAGTGGTTCAGTTACTACTGCTGTTTTATCAGTTGCAAACGGTGAAGCATGGTACGCTTCAAAGAAACTGTATGAAGGATCAAGCGTATCTTGGAATTCCATTGCTGCTCGCCCAAGATCAACTCAAGATGCAATTGATTTTTACGGAAGTGATGCTGCAAGAGATGCCATTCACGTAGCAGTTGTTGACACCACTGGTTCAGTCAGCGGTGCAAAAGATACTATCCTCGAAAGCTTTACATATACATCTAAAGCAAGAAATGCTAGAGGTCCTCAAGGTGGAACCAACTACTATAAAGATGTAGTTTCTGATTCCAGTGCTTATGTTTATGTTGGTGATAGTGTTTATGAGTATCAAGAAAGAACAGAAGCATTCAAACCAAAGGGTTCTGTTTCATATGCTTTAGCAAACGGCGTTTCATATGCACTCAATGGTGAGCAGTACAACGTTGGAGTTGCTGATCTCAATGCAGGTTACGATCTGTTCAGACAAGTAGAAACAGTTACCATTGACTACCTGTTGATGGGTCCTTCTGCTGGTACTGAAAATGATACTAAGGCAAAGATGAGCAACCTTGCTTCTATTGCTGCCGAAAGAAAAGATTGTATCGCATTCGCATCTCCACACAAAGGAAACATTATTTCCAGCAGTGGAACAGTTCTTCAGAATAGCGACATTGTTTCTAATATCAAGTCCTTCTTTGCTGAAGCAGCAAGCACTTCATACTTAGTTCTTGATTCGAACTACAAGTATGTTTATGATCGCTGGAGCGATAGATATCGCTACATCCCATGTAATACTGACGTTGCTGGTCTGGTTGCTTCAACCTCAATCAATAACGAACCATGGTTCTCACCAGCAGGATTCAGCAGAGGTGCTATCCGTAACGTAGCAAAACTCGCATGGAATCCAAGCAAGACCGATAGAGACGAACTCTATTCAAATAGAATCAACCCTATCGCAGTATTCCCTGGACAAGGTGCAGTTCTCTTCGGTGACAAGACAGCACTTGCAACTCCTTCTGCATTCGACAGAATTAACGTTCGCAAACTGTTCCTGGTTGTTGAAAAAGCAATTGAAGATGCTGCTAAGGCACAACTTTTTGAAATCAACGACGAAACAACGAGAAGCATCTTTAGAGGAATTGTTGAACCATTCCTCCGTGATGTACAATCCCGTAGAGGAATTTATGACTTCTTAGTTGTTTGTGATGAGACAAATAACACACCATCGGTTATTGATGCCAATGAGTTCCAAGCTGAAATTTACATTCAACCAGCACGTTCTATCAACTACATCACCCTGACATTCGTGGCGACTAGAACTGGTATCAATTTCTCTGAAATCATCGCTAGATGATTTGGTTAAAATAAATAAAAACAGGAGATACTAAAACAATGGCACGTCGCATTAACGATTTCAAAACAAGATTAGCAGGTGGGGTTCGCCCCAACCTGTATCAGGTAAGAATTAATTTCCCACAGTCGATTGTGGGAACTGGAACTGCACTTTCGGAAAAGACCGAATTTCTTTGCAGAACCGCACAACTTCCTGCACATACTCAGGGTTTGATTGAAGTTCCTTTTAGAGGACGCTTCCTGAAGATTCCTGGTGATAGAACTTATGAAGCATGGACCGCAACCTTCTACAACACTGCAGATTTCGATCTGAGAAGTGCATTCGAGAAGTGGGTCAATGCTGGTAACAAGGTTGATGAGAATATCGGTACTCTGAATTTTGGTTCAGAAGGTTCCTTAGTTGGTAACTACTTCACCGATATCGTCATCGAACAGAAGTCAAAAGAAGCAGGTGCTGGAACTACTGATGATCCAAACTTGACTCTGAGAGCATACAAGTTAGTAGGTGCTTGGCCAACTAACGTAGGTGCAATCAACCTGGCATATGATAGCAACGATGCTATCGAAGAGTTTGATGTTGAATTCCAATATCAATACTTTGATGCTGGTGCTAATGCTTCTTCTATCGAAGAACTTTCTACTCAGAATGTAAGCAACGTTTGATCCTTACTAAATAGTACAACGGTTAATTTTTATTTGGAATGGCGCAACTATTTGGTTTCTCAATAAAAGATGAGGATCTCAAGAAGGGGGCGAAGGCAGCTTCGTCCCCTGTTCCACCTACAGATAACGATGCAACTTCAACCATCACTCCATACGGGGGATGGTTTGGTCATTATGTAGATCTTGATGATACTAAGAAAAGGGACGAGATTAATTTAATCCGTCGCTATAGAGAGATGGCGCTTCAACCAGAGGTTGACAGTGCTATCGAAGATATTACAAACGAAGCAATTGTTACTGATCAGGATGACAGTCCAGTAGAATTAGAACTGTCAAACTTAGAAGTATCAGAGTCAATTAAAACTCGAATGAGAGAAGAGTTTGATCATGTCAAACGTCTTCTTGATTTTGATAAATCTGCACATCAGATCTTTAGACGTTGGTACGTCGATGGCAGAATATTCTATCACAAAGTTATTGATCTTGAAGATCCATCTAAAGGTTTATTAGAATTACGTTACATTGATCCTCTTAAAATTAAAAAGGTTCGTCTGGTAGAGAAACCTCCAGTTGATGCAGATCAATTTAACAAATATGATTATGGTAAGGTAACTGAATTCTATGTTTACAATGCAAAGGGTGTAAACAATACCAATCAAGGAATTAAAATTGCAAAAGATGCCATCACTTATGTGGCATCTGGAATCACAGATCAAGGTAGAAACATCACCTTAAGTTATCTGCATAAAGCAATCAAGTATCTAAATCAACTTAGAATGCTTGAGGATAGCATTGTTATTTACCGTTTGTCAAGAGCACCAGAGCGTCGTATTTTCTATATTGACGTTGGCAATCTTCCTAAAATTAAAGCGGAACAATACCTGCGTGATGTAATGTCACGTTATAGAAATAAAATGGTATATGATTCCAATACTGGTGAGATCCGTGATGACAAAAAGCATATGAGTATGCTTGAAGATTTCTGGTTACCTCGTAGAGAAGGTGGTCGTGGTACAGAAATTACTACACTGCCTGGTGGTCAGAATCTTGGAGAACTTACTGATATTAAGTATTTCCAAACTCAACTCTACAAAGCACTTGCGGTTCCTCCTTCAAGATTGGAAAGCGACAAGTCATTCGACCTCGGTAAATCAGAAGAGATCAACAGAGATGAAATCAAATTTACAAAATTTGTAGGTCGTCTCCGTAAAAAGTTCTCTGACCTTTTAAATGATTTACTAAGAACCCAACTCATTCTTAAGGGAGTTATTACTCCAGAAGATTGGGAAGAGATGAAAGAGCATGTTCAGTATGATTATCTTTATGATAATCAGTTTGCTGAAATGGCAAACTTAGAAATGCTTCAAACCAAAATGGATGTTCTTGATAAATTAGATCTCTATGTTGGTAAGTATTTCTCACAAGAATATGTAATGCGTCAGCTCCTTCAGTTTACTGAACAAGAAATTGAGGAGATGAAAGAACAGATAAATAATGAGATTAAGGCGGGTCAAGTTATTGATCCACTTGATCAGGTTGCTCAAGATAAGCAATCTGCTGAACTTGACATGGAAACTCAAAAAGTCAATTTGGACAATTTGAAGAATCCTCCTGCACCTCCTAAAGCGTCAGGAAATTCAAACACTAAATAGTATCGAGGTTAATTATGGAACCCACTAAAATTGTTGACATGGTGATGAAGGATCAACTTGCTGATGCTTCTGATGCCGTGAAAGATATCATTATGAATAAAGCCGCATCAATCCTTACCTTGGAAAAGGAAAAGGTTGGTGCAGATTTGTTTAAAGAGTTAGAAACCGAACCCGAAGAAACAGAAGATGAAACTGATCACGGAACAGATTGAGAGCGTAGAGTTTCTCATTGAAGAAAATGGTTCTAAAAAGAATCACTTCATTGAGGGTATCTTTCTCCAATCAGATATCAAAAATAGAAATGGTCGTGTATATCCAATGAACGTTCTTGAAAAAGAAGTTCAAAGATATACCGAATCTTACATTTCTAAAGATCGTGCTTTAGGAGAACTCGGTCATCCCGAGGGTCCTACAGTAAATCTTGACCGTGTATCACACAAAATTATTTCCCTTCAAAAAGAAGGATCTAATTTCATCGGTAAGGCAAAACTTCTTGATACACCCATGGGTAAGATTGCAAAATCATTAATCGATGAAGGTGTAAAACTTGGCGTTTCTTCTAGAGGTGTTGGTTCACTTCAAGAGAAGAGCGGCGTAAATTATGTCCGTGATGATTTCATGCTCGCAACTGCTGCTGATATTGTAGCAGATCCTTCTGCTCCTGATGCTTTCGTTGAAGGTATTATGGAAGGACGGGAATGGGTATGGGATAATGGAATTCTTCAGGAAAAGCATATTGCTCAAATGAAGAGAGAATTAGATCACGCAACTCTGTATAACCTTCAGGAGCGCAAAGTTGCCGCGTTTGAACATTCTTAAAAGGATTATAATTTATAAATAAGTTTAGAATATAACAGATTTATATTAAAAGGAGAATAGCACATGTCAGCATCAGTTGACCAAAAATTTGAAACTTTCGTAGAAGAAACTCTTGAGGAAAAAGCGCCAACTGATGGTGCCAAAAAGGCAGACGGCATGGAAGCTGCATCTATTCCTGCTCCTCAAGATACCGCAAAGGATAACCTCGGCGGTCCTACAAATCAGAATTACAAGCAGGATAACGATTCCTCCAAGATTGCCAACAAGGGTACATCAAAGGTTAGCGATGGTCATGTTACCAAGAATGCAAAACCTGGCGATGCTGCACCTGGCAAACTGAAGGAAGAAGAAGAGACCACCGAAGAGGTAGTTTCCGAAACTCCTGAGTTCAGTGTTGAAGAGGATGTTAATGCTCTGATCGCTGGCGAAGAACTCTCTGAAGAGTTCAAAGAAAAGACAAGAACAATCTTCGAAGCAGCAGTCAAGTCGAAACTTGCTGAAGAGACCAAGAAGATTGAAGAAGCATTTGAGGCACGTCTTTCTGAGCAAGTTGAAACTGTTAAGTCAGAACTTGCTGAGAAGATGGACAAGTTCCTCACTTATGTTGCCGAAGAGTGGAAGAAAGAGAATGAAATCGAACTCCACAACGGCATCAAACTTGAAATGGCAGAATCCTTCATGTCTGGCATGAAGGCACTTTTTGAAGAAAATAATGTACAACTCCCTGAAGATAAATATGATGTTCTCGAAGAGATGACAAGCAAACTAGATGAGATGGAAGAGAAGCTCAATGAGCAGATTGAAAAGAACATGTCACTCAATGGCACAATCAAGACCTTTGTAAAGGAATCGGTTGTTGCTGAAGTTTCTAAGGGTCTTGCTCAAACCCAAGCAGAGAAGCTTGCTTCTCTTGCAGAAGGCGTTGAGTTTGAATCCGAAGAGTCCTTTAAGTCCAAACTGGAAACTATCAAGGAAAATTATTTCCCTAAAGCAAAGGTTGAACTGAAGGAAGACATTGCAACTGGTGAAGTTGCATCCCCCGCTGAGGGTCCAATGGCTGCCTATGTACAGGCAATTTCCCGTTGGAAATAATTATTAAACCTACTACTACTTTTTAAGGAGAAAAACAAATGTTAGGCATGTCCCAACAACTCCAGGAGAAGTGGGCACCTGTTCTTGAGCACGGTGATCTTCCTAAGATTGAAGATAACTACAAGAGAGCTGTCACTTCTATCCTGCTCGAAAACCAAGAGCGTGTAATTCGTGAGGAGCGTCAGATTCTGTCTGAAGCAGTTCCTACGATGAGCACTGGTTCAAACACTGCTGGTCTTGCTGGTGCTGGCAACGCTGGTTTCAGTTCTGATGCAACTGCAACTGGTCCTGTCGCTGGTTTCGACCCCGTTCTGATCTCGCTGATCAGACGCTCAATGCCAAACCTGGTCGCTTATGACCTCGCTGGCGTTCAACCAATGAGCGGTCCTACTGGACTGATCTTCGCAATTCGTGCTAAGTATGACG